AACCTACAAAACCAGCCTAGAAACCTTGGACCTCGAGAATGCTTTATTACTAGGAATGGACGAACGCATTATCATTTCGACTATGATCAGATAGAGATGAAGATGTTTGTTCACTTCGCTAAAGATAATAAGATGGCGGAGGCGATCAAAGATGATATTCATAAACATGTAGGTGCAGAGATATATAACATTCCTCTCGAAGAGGTAACCTCAGAAAGAAGGAAGCGGGCTAAGGGAGTTAACTTCGGAATCATCTATGGCTCAGGTCCTGCTACTATGGCCGAGACCTTGACCAAGAAAGGATTACTTACTACTGTAGCCGAATCGACTAAGCTAGTTCTGGGTTACCATAGGAAGTTCCCATCTGTACAACGGACTGTTCGGGAATTGAAGCAGGATCTGAAACAGAAAGGCTACGTCACTAATCCATTCGGCCGTAGGTATCGGATCAAACTGAAATTTGCATATAAAGCTTTGAACTATATGTGTCAAGGTACCTCGGCAGATCAGATGAAAAAAGCTATGGTCGATATCTGGTATTGGTTGAGAGAGAATAACCTGAAGAGCAAGATGATCCTGACTGTACACGATGAAATAGTACTAGAGGTTCCACCAGTCGAAGAGAGACTTGTACTGCCTAAGGTTAAAGCAATCATGGAAGATCTGGAAACTTACTTTGTTCCTATGACTGTATCGGTAGAGAAGGTTAATAAGAACTGGAGTAAAAAAGATAAAATTAAAATTGCAGCCTGACAAACTTAATAGCTTATAGTATATTAATATCTTGAGGCGATTCAGTCTATAGTTAGTTTTAATGTTTGATGAAGGGAGTTGATCATGAAATATCGGAAACAGTAATTCAAGGATGGAAGAGGGACCCTACCACTATGCAATTTGCCTTGCTCCGGTGGTGGGGTTTTTCTATGTCCCCATCGGAACCGCACGCAGCAGGCATACCCAGGACAGGCCGGACTGAGGTATTTTTGGACTATTTTTCTGGGTAAGTCCTTTAATTACAATGACTTAACATAAATTTTGCTCCAAAAATGGTATTTTCATGGCCTCAGGACCCCATATCCTATATAATAGGAGTGGCCAAAATAGGCCACCGAATTTTAACCTTATTTAAAGGAGCAAGGCAATGGCAAAGGTAAAACATTTAACCGACAAACATATCGAAAGATTAATCGGTAAACATGAGGACCTGAAATATAAGCTCGAAGGTGAGCAGGGAGATATTCAGGACTGCATCGAAGAACGCGAAGCAGCTGGCAAAAATATCGACGCCTTAAACAAAAGGTTCGAAGCAGTCTGTCATCGGATCGAGGAGGTGGAGGACGAGATCAACGATTTAAACGAGGAGTCTGACCGCAGGGCTAACCTGACTGAGTTCAACATCCGTTGGAAAAATTTAGATACCAACGAGGTACATACCATTAAAGGAATATACGCAGAGAATATTACTGCGGCTGAGGAGCAGGCCAAGACCATGCTGGAAAACGACGGCATGGGCGACGTCTACGAAATACTATAATTAAGGTAACCTGTTTAAAGGAGCAAGGCAATGAATCAGGTAAAACATTTATTACAGAAGTTGGAGAAGGCAAAAACTCCAAAGGAAAAACGGAGCATTAGAATTCGACTTCGAAAAATCGGACACGTAGGAGGGACTCGGGGTAAGGTCGCCGAGACTAAACCTGCCAAGGTACTGACCGAAAAACAAAAGGAAAGGATTAGCAAACATAATGACGAGGTAACTCGCCGAATTAAATCCGGAGAACTTCGGGTTGACTTTTCACAGAAGTCAGGAAGGAGCAAGGCAAATGCTAAGTAAAACTAAAAAGGTCAGTAAGAAGAAGCCGGTCCCAAAACCAACACTTCTTATTCACACTGAAGACAACGTCCTATTCATCGACGAGATTAAGGTTCCTGACAACTGGAGTCCTAAGCCTAATAGCTTAGGTAAGATGTTTGATGACGCTGACGTAGTAGCCAAAACTGAGGGATCCTTATTCGTCAGGATTAATGTTAAAGGTATTCGGAACAAAGCTATCGCCCTACAGCACAAGTTTAAGGTCGTAGGAAAGATCGCCGCTAAGCCAACTATCTACTTGATGAAACGGACGCTCAACTTCGAGCCCAGGGCGGAGAAACCTGTTGATCCTAAGTACAGGACGCCGAGTCAGCTTATCGAAGCTATCACCAAGGACCTGCAGCAGTTAATAAAACGGGCAGTTGATATTTCTGAGATAGGTCAGGAAGTAGTAGGAGCTGAGAGAGCTTCCAAAATATTGGCCCGCCGTAAGGTCAACGGGAAATACTCGCTCAATCCTCACAGGTTCCACCGGTTAATTCCTGACGAGATAACAGGTCCTGGCTTAGGCCGGTTAGTCAAAGAGGCATTAAAGGACAGGCCTGACTTGGTTGTCCACAAGACAGACGAGGAGGATGTTAAGGAAAGTAAGAAAAGACGCAAGAAAATCCTGGCCGGCAACATGGCCAAGGAGCTTAAGGTTCAGGCTAAGGTAATAGCGAAGCAGCTGACCGGCGACGCAGAAGGATTATTCTCTGACCGACGGTTAATGCTCAGTAACCAACACGAGGTAACTAGGATGGCTGACTTAGTAGTCCACCACCTAAGAGATATGGAAAAAGGTTTAGAGAACTTAGAAAAATGGAAAGGAGTAATCCAGAACAGGTCAAAGGTATTACGTCTTCACAGAAGAAAAGAAATAGCATTAAGCGAGAAGATCTTCGGTCATAGCCCTGCCGAACCGACTTCTAAAAAATCAACCAGGGCTGACAAAGGAGATTCAGAAATGGCTAAGAAAAAAGTATCTAAGAAAAAAGGAACAAAGAAAGCTGCACCAAAAGGTAACGTCAAAGAGTTGATCGCCAAGCTGGCTAAGACAAAGGACCCGACCGAAAAACGCAAAATCCGTCAGCAGCTGAGAAAGCTCGGTCACACCGGTGGACTCGGTCAGGGAGCCGGTCGTCCTAAGAAAACCAGCAAGAAGAAAACTTCCAAGAAGAAAACTTCCAAGAAGGCCAAGAAGACCAGCAAGAAAAAAGTCAGCAAGAAAGCCAAGAAGGCCAAAGGCAAGAAGAAGTATTCCAAGAAGGCCAAGAAGTAAGAACCGAAACCTGTCCAGCGAGGCAGGTCTATCAGGTGGCAACTGATACTGATGAGGTAGCCAAGGAAATTAACTTTTAGTTAAGGAGTAAGGCAATGCTAAATCTTTACAATGTAGATTATAAAGTAAGAGGTATAACTAAAACTATGACCGACGTGGTATCTGCTGACCTGGGAGAGTCTGCTGCTACTACCAAGGATATCTTAGCAATGCAGGGCGTGGACCTGGCGACTGTTGAGATAGTTGGATCAGCGAAACTTTAAGAAAGGAGCAAGGCAAAATGGCAAAAGAACAATGGAAAGCAGATGACCGTGTGATGTCTGACTTTGGTGGTGAACTTTTTAAAGGTTCCATCGTCAGTCTATCCAAAACCAAAGCTAAAGTATTATTCGATGACGGAGAGACACACAACATAAAGCTCGAAGACCTGATAAGGCTCAGAGCTAAGAAGAAAAACCTTGGTTCAAAAGCAAAGCCCCGAACGAAGGAAGAAAAAGGAGGCCAGGGTTTTAATCAGTACAAGATCGTTTGGAACGGAGTTAACTTTAAAGTCAAGGTTGACGATGGTGAATTCTATGGATGGTGGAGAAAGATCCGAGTAAAGGACAGTGACCTAGATGGTTATGGTATTGATATCATGGTCCGGTACGAAGAGCACATGTACAATGTAGAGACCATCAGGTATCTCGAAGTTGATCCAAGAGAAGACCAAGAATCTCTCGACGCTGATATCTGTGCTGCTGTTAACAAGTGGCTCCATTATAAATGCAAAGGTACCTTCGATACGATCGAGGATCTTCAGCAACGAGCTGAGAAACCTGTGATCCGAATCTCTCAGCTGTCCACGATAGATAAGATCATTATTGATTTAAAGGCCTATCGCGATACAGCCCTTCGGTGTGGAGGTCGTAGGACCATGGCCATGGAAGGTGACTATGCTGATACCGAACCCAGCATGAGGATTGAACTAGACCTGTCCTCTCAGGCTGCTACTTTAAAAGGTAGCAGAGTTCCTCCTGTGGGTGAAGGACTGTTATTCGACAACGTAGCCCGAGACAAATCCAAAGGCGGTAAAGGTCGAAAGACCATGGCTACCAAATCAGTAGGTAACCCAGAAAATATTAAGGACTTCCTTAAACGTCTGGAAAAAACTACTGATAAGGGAGAACGGCGTAAACTCCGAGCTGCTCTGAGGAAGATGGGCCACACTGGCGGAACAAGACAGAAACCTGAGAAGAGTCAGAAACCTGAGAAGACCAATAAGCCTAAGAAGAAAAAGAAAGCTAAGAAGAGCAAGAAGAGTAAGAAGTAAAACCTGGTAGTGTCAACCTTATTAATAGGAGCAGATAATGAAGAAGCAGCAAACAAAGAACGTGAAGAAGATAAGTAAGTTCAAGCATCTGTCGGGAAGAAATTTCCTGCGGGCGTTAAAACAAATGTGGCCTTCAAGAGTGGCCAGTTAAATAGAAACTACAATATTATTTTAAGGGGCAAGACAATGGCAAAGAAAACTGCGAAAAAGAAAACGACAAAGAAGAAAGAACTAAGCGTTACGACCGATGACGGTTATCTCGTAATCAAGATCCCGATGAACGACGAGCCGTTTCCTCTTTCCAAATCGGAGAAGAGTAAGGTGATCGCCACTACTCACGGCAACGCTGTCACAGATCTGATTCTCAAAGGCACACCTGTAATCTTGGGTGTCAATGCTTATATTAAGAATAAGAAGTAGAGGTGTCTTAGAGAAAAGGGATAACCTTCTGCTTTTCATCACCCTCCTCCGAAGTGTCCGGTTCTGCGGCAACGTAGGACCGGCACTTTTTATTAACAATGGCCTTATCCTGATTCATATAGTTTTCTCCTCCTGGCCAGGACCTGGTATACCTGAACATCGAGGTTTGGTCATTTTATTTAGATTGAATCTATTAACCTTCTTTTAAGGAGATGTTTATGAAGTACGTAGTATCATGGATCGTGATTGTACTGATTGCCATGCTGGCAATTCCTGCAGTCGCTGGCCAAGCTCAGCCCGGAGTGGTGTTCAATGAGCTTGTGGTAGAGTCGCCCTTGGCGATTGCTACTGAGTCTGACGTTGGCTTAACAGTCCAATCAGACAACTCTAAATTGCAGAACGCATGTACAGACTTTAAAATCGAGACTACGGCAGGAACGCTACGACACGGTCGGCGGGACATTCAATCGGTGAACATTGGTTTTGATCATGTCAACCAGAGTACACTAAATATTTCGACGCTGGTCAGTTCCTGATAGCAGTACAAACAGGCCATGCATAAAGCAATAAAGCCCGACCATTAACTTGGTTGGGCTTTTTATGTGTAAGTGCTTGTAAACAAAGGACTTATGAGGATATATCGGATATGCGCCCTGGAAAGGATAGCCAAATCTATGTAAGTGCTTGTAAACAAAGGACTTACGTTACCAGGTAAAAACACTCCCTTGTGTTACCTCCTCCAAGCGGTTAAAGTCGCTCAGCTAGGAGCTCAGGAGCTCAGAAATTACATTAGAATAGGCCCTGAATGCGTTATATCCAGGACCTATAATATCTATACCAAATATCAGCTATACCGGCCGTTCATATCCCCAAACGTCAGCAACGCAGGCTGCTGCTCCTGTCGTCTCTGGAGTAGTAATCTCTATGCCGAACGACTCAGCCGCATCCAGAATTAATCCTGCTAATGGAGTTGCGTTAGGGATAGGCTCTAACTTTAAAGCTTCATCGGCAAAGCCTGCACCGACGTTTGTCAGATCTCTATCTCCAGTGAACTCATCACAGTCACCTCCAGTTCTCCCTGACGTAACAACTGCTTCATCGACTGCTTCGTCAAAACTATGAAGCATCACGAAGACAGGAATTGCTATCATACCTGTTGGGACTGTATACAAACTTACTTCTGTTCCACCTGCGGCAGTAAGATCTACTGCTACTGAACCAAGCAGGCATATTGTTTTTTCTTTTCCACGTGCCATTTCTAAATCTCCTTTTACTTTATAAAGTTAAGCCCATCCTAAAACTTCACCATCGTAGATGAGCAGTTCGGTATCGTCCCATGTCAAGGGGTCAGAGAATTCAGCCAACACTCTATCAACTGTCTCTAACATTCCATTGACTCCAGCTCCCCAGTTATCTGAGCCAGTGTCCAACAAAGGAAACTGAAAATTGTTTGTGTATGATATTGACATAGCATTCTCCTATCTTATAAGTGCCGTGTATTCAATAAAAGTATCATGCGTTGCGTTTCCTTGCTCAGCATGATAGAATCGCATTCTAGTTTTGCCATCGACTGTGATGTAATCAGAAGGACTATCAACATCAGTTAATCTGTAGTTCATACCACTACCAGCTTCATAAGTAGTTTGTGTGTCCCATCGACTTGTTCTGACATTAAATAACTGAAGTTGAACAGAGTGAGCTGCCCCACCTGCAATCGTATAGTAAGCTTTGACACCTATCGCCGAAAATCTAATCACATTTACAAAGGTAATTATCAGTTCTTGCCCTGGTGTTGTTGTGGTCTCTTCAATCTGCAAACTATTTTCGTCATTAAGAACTTGAAGGTCAGCGACAGTTCCTATCAAGTTTCCAAATAACGATTCGATTGAATCTGGTACAGTATGGTTTTCAGGTATTAGTTTCATATTTTCTCGATCGTAATAGTTCTACCCTCTGGAGCAGCTAATGTTCCTCCAGGAGTTAGAGTTAATTTGACAATACTATTTCCAGACCTATCTGCTACTGGTATAAACAAAGCCATCGGATCTCCAATGCTGCCTAACTCAAGAACTGTTTCGAGTATATCTATATCATCTGTCTGTTCAAGCAAGGCTGTTATCGTCTGTATCATTTCTTCTTTTACGAATGCACCCCACAGGACCGAGTTGAATCCTCCAACATTATAGCCCGATGCTCTACTACACCAATTCCAGTCGATGACCACATCGTCAGTTGGGTAGGTAGAATATCCTTCTCTGTATTTTATTCTCATCAGTGAGACAGGCAGTGGTCTTTGATGAATACCAATTATGGTATGGGAGGAACCTGTTACCTCAGAGATATCTTGTACGTTATTCCCGTAGAATGTTAGAGCTTTTATAAATACCGTTCTACCAATATCTGACTCAGGATAAGCTATGTTATAATCGACAGAGAGTGTTTTAAAAGTAGATCCTGGACCATGAGCAACAGGTTCGGTATTGAACAGTCCTCTCATCAGTTCAGATACTTTCCAAACTCCAGAGCCTATCTCAGTTGAAACCTTATAACCAATAACCTCGTTATCGACTAGGGCGATCTGTTTGTTCGAGAAGAAGTCAGCGTCAGTAACAGTTGTAAGGTCAGTGACAGTTCCTATGTCCACTAAGAACGATTCATCTACTTTATGAACAACAGCGGTATGAGCATGTAAACTTGAGGTGAGTGTACCTTGGCTATTAGAATCGCCACCAGTTACTCCATCAATTACAGCTTTACCTAATAGCTCGTACGATACATCATCATAACTACGGTAGACATACCAACCGTTTGTATACAGATTCGTAGGAGTCAGACTAAGAAAGAGCACAGCTGAAGTTCTGTGTTCAGAGAAAGCATACAAAGGAGAAGCAATCAAATCTGTAAAGTCAGGATCTGGCACATGGTCAGTTACCTCACCACGATAACTGGTAAGATCAGGGTACATATAAGGTTGATCCTCGACTGCCTCTATCTGTAAACTCTTACCATCCTTGGCTTCAGAGATATTCACTATTCTGATTCGCTGGTTAACTATTTTGTCTCCATCACTGAGAGTACCTACGTCACCAACCTCAACCAGCATATCATTATAGGATAATACAAAAGCGTAGTTTGAGAATCTGTACAATGCTTCGAACAACATGCGGTATGTAATTTTTTGGCCTAGGTTCGCATTCTTTATACCAGACAGATTGATTGTCTGTTTAACAACCTTGTTCCTTTGTCTAATATCTGTTTCATCTTTAGCTACCGCGACAGCACTATCATAATCAGCAGACCTGTTCATCCATGCAACTTCTATCCGATTCTTGGTATCACTGTAAGGTCTCTTAGTAACTTGGACCGGTGGTTTATTCCTTACAGTAGCCAAGTTATCTCGAGTTATATTGAAGGTAGAGGGATCATCTTTGAAAACTCCAATATTAATCTTACCTTCTGACATAAACAGATAGCCCTGAAAATGGCTAAGAACAAAATCGATATAGTCAAGTACAGGCCTTTGTTCCTTTAATACAAAACTGAACAACAGGTCATTCGAGCTGCAGAAGTTTTCAACTACATCAAAACTATCAGCATTTACAAACCCAGTTGCTATTCCCGCCCCATAAACATTGTTAGTCAGAAGATCGTAAATCAAAGTAGATGGATTTATATCTGATGCATAAGTGGTATTTACCCTCGCAGGAAATTCATGAACGTAGTATGAACTTGATGGACCTTCATAGTCAACATCCCAATCAGGATCAATCGATCCAGTGTAGGGATTAACCCTAATCCATTGCTGTGAGCTGTCATGGTTATTGATGTAGATCCATCCTTTGTAGTATTGACAGACCAGCCTGAAGTGAGTTTTGATTCCTAGATTAGTAGTCCAAGCGATAGTGCCATTGGGATTTAATTTTCTAACAAAACTAAAATCAGAGACCGCACCCGAAAATGAACCGCAGAAATAAAGGTCTCCATTAGGACGAACATCAAAACGATCTTGTGAAGCATTCCAATTGTAAGGAACCTCACCACTTGCTAGTCCGGCAGTGCCATCACCGATCGTTCCGTAATCGTCATCTAGGGCTAGACTTTCAGTTATTTCTCCAGTCAATGAGTCAGTTGAAAATTCAACCGTTAATTTAGTAATTACGTTACGATATTCTCCATCATGATTGTTTGGGGTGTTCATGCAATAGATGTTGCCTTCATTATCTCTTTTCATACCAAAGCAAAAATCAGTAACAGGACTATACGTTGGACCATCGACTAATGACATAGCTGTGCCATCGTTCCCCCATGTCGTATCGATTGAACCGTCATCGGTGTTGATGCGCACCATTGTGTAAGTTATTTCGCTACCGAGATTGGCATGTCGATTACAATAGTTTCCACAAATCAATAATTTAGAATCATTCTCAAAGAATATTCCATCAAAAACTTCGTAAGGAAGTTTAAAACCAACGACACCCGCCGGAGGACTTTCAGACCATGTACCCCATGCACTAACCCAATCGTTGTCCCATGTAATCAAAGCCCAGTTTGGATCGGCGTCACCGCCCGCATTAAAATCATCTACATAATTCCATAGTTCGTTACCAGCGGAATCTACCTTCCTTATGCCAGCAGAACAATGAAAGAAAGTACTATATCGATTACTTGCTTTGAACAAAAGATATGAATTGCCTTCTCTATCTACTTTAACTCGATATCCTGCGTTATGAATATTAGCTGTATTTGTATATGTCCAGTCAAGTATTCCATCGGAATCGTATTTGAATAAATTGTCGGCAGGATATTGAAGTACAAATAAGTTATCATCATCATCTTGATGTAGTCCGATAACAAACTTACCAGCCCCGATGTCAATTATTCCTGCCAATCCCCAGTCGAGATCAAGTGTTCCATCACGAAGATGTTTATATACATATCGTTTTAAACTACTGCTAGAAGAAATTGAGAAGCCATCTATTCCGAGCAGTGAAGCCGGAAAACCTTCAACCTCGAAAGTGAAGTTAGGAATCTGTTCACTGTTTCCAAGATCGTATTCATCAAAGTATGCACAGCAGATATGCTTATACTCAGCAAAATCTTTGTCGATCACTGAACCTATCTGTGTATTATTAAATCCTGGAAAGACAGTAAAGTCATCTAGACTAATTTCAGTCTTACCTGCCCATGCTCTTAGTACCTGAGCTGGACCATGACAGATACCAATCATAAAGGATTTTCTAAACCTTGTTTCTGTCGTCTCTCCGCCACTACTACCACCACCACCTTTTCCACCTCCACCACTGGAATGACTTATTGTGTATGGATGAGTCTCTCCTAGGTATATAATATTCCCAGCAGCTAGATCAGTCCCGTAAACTATCTGAATAGGTCCAGTCTTTCCAGCATTCTGCACAGGATAGGTAGCCATCTCTGGCATCTTTACATCACTGTTCGCTGGGAAGATAACGTTACCTATAAAGCCACCTGCCATACCGCCCAAAGCATAACCTAGTTTAGCACCACCAGGACCAGCTATCATACCACCAACAATAGCTCCGCCTATAGTCAAGGCCATTCGACCAAAAGATTTTCCGCTTTCACCGCTCATTTATATTTACTCATCTTTCTTTCGCTGAATCTATAAGTTTTTGTCCACCGAGCAGCATGCTCAGAGTTCAATAGATATCCATATTTACATTTCTGTTTTGCTCGACTGTGTATGAACAGCCCATCTTTAATGTAGATCCCTACATGAGCATTGCACTTTCCCCATTTGAAAACAACTATGTCTCCTCTTTGGAGTTCAGAGTTTGGAACAAGGTCTGCTACACGTTCTAACTGGGCTACAATAATTTCAGAAGCTCCAGCATGTAAATTCCAATCCATCTTGTACTGAGGAAGAGTATAGTTACTTAAAAGTTTTAGTTCTCTAGCAATACCAATTATAAGTCCGGTACAATCACAACCTCTGCGAGTCATACCTCTATGACGGTAAGGTATACTAAGCTTCTGCCACTCCATAGCTTTGTCTGCGATTTCTTTGCTAATATTCATTACATAATCGTCTCTTGTAATTTTGGTATATATAGGAACCCCAAAAAGTTAGTCTCGTTAGCAAATTTATTTCTGCATGTTTCCAACGCTCGTTTATCACAACCAGGAAAGATATTGTAAGTAATTGTGTTCAGGATGGCTGTTGGAAAAGCTACGGCCACAGTAACAACTCCACTTGAACTTAGGATCACCATACGTTTCTCGCCACTGCTGTCCCCACTGGTAATCTCTATTTCACCCATCTCATAGAAGGTTGTGTCCTCGGCAGGAGTTCCATTCACAGTGACTGTGTTACCGCCACCGGTTATAACCTCATCATCAACGAACTGTGTTGTGTTCTCAACGTACCAGATGAATCCAGTAGAGGAATCAACATATGAAATACCAACGCATTCTCCATCTCCCGCTATACTACCTGATATACTGTCATCGATCTCAACTGGATTATCTGAGTCTCCACCATCAAATGCAACCTTGTATACCATAAGGTCTGTGTCGTTGACTGTGAAATTATCCGAAGCATCAGAAGTAGCCGCACCTGCATATACATGATCAGCTTGAGTTAAAGCACAACCTGTATCATAAAGGGTATAGTTACAAGGCTCTTGGAATATCTGTCTAGGCACCTGAATATTAAGACTGTCCAAGATAGATCTACAACTTAGAACTAAGATCGACCTGTCGAACTTTACATCACAGGTACCGATGAACAGAACCAACTCCATATTAGTAGCGTAGGATTGATCCCAGAAAATTCGTTTGATAGTTATCTGAGCATTGTCCAAAGCATTGGACTGAACTACGTCGAATAAATCGCCCGTGATGTTCTGAACTCTTATCTCTACCGAATCAACCTCAAGGTTTACATTATTGCTGATAGCTCCACGAGAGATTTGTTCATGGACGTAGGTATTGGAGCCAGCATCCCAGACAAGATCTTTCTGATGAGAAGTGTAATACAGAGTAGTTCCTGTCCGTAATACTACAGTATAAAGCTCAGCAATCTTTAAACGCTTAGCGGCTAAGAAGTTTATGAAGGCAGCAGCTGGATTTTTCATTAGCCAAGTACCTCCATTATGTCGATGTTTCCAGCGCTCCAGATATTTTTCACATTAGAAGAATCAGTATAAGCATCTATATCAAATCTGACTCTGAAGTAGAAACGATAGTGAGCAGTAACAACTGCTCCTGCTCCCGGAGCTCCACTGAATATGACAATACCGGTGGTATCGTCTAGAGTGTAGTCGGTATCTTCTATCTGAACTACACCATCGATCTTAACAGTTGGCTGGCAAATAGTTCCAGGTTGAATATCCTTTTTGTCTTCATCCCAGGATTCGGTCTCGCCTGGATAGTAAGTTTTGATAAGTTGAAAATCTGTTTGATCAGCAATGGCTGTTATACTACACTCAGTAAAATCACATTCGTTGTCCTTAGGATCTTCGAAAAGGAAAGATAGAAAACGACCCTTAGCTCGATTGAATAGTTCGACTAGCTTATCAATCTCATCACCAGTCAGATTATTATAGGGAAGAGACCAATGACGTTTAGGTTGTTCCAGAAGTTGATTGGCTACCTCAGTCCCAGAATCCATCTCAACTATATCGGTCCTCCACTCAAAGGTTCTGCCCAGAGGATAATTATAAAGCTTATTACTGATGAAAGTATTCAGTAGGATATTCATTTTATCCTCTTCTTCTAGATGGGTTATTGTTATTCATTTCTCTGTCCATAACAGCGGCCAACATTTTACTATTATCACTTAAGAAAGCGAAGGTTCCTGGACCATCTATAGCCGAGACGTTGATATTTATCTGCTGCCTTCCTCGGCCTACTTCGCTCTTAGGTGTAACCTCTTCACCTTTCTGTAAGATAGCACCGAACTCATCAGGAGCTAATCCTTTATGTAAGCGAGGCATATAGTCAGAGGGAATTCCATTATGTCCTGATATAAATGTTGACCCAATTTCTCCTAGGCCCATACCAGTAGTTGCTTGAGCAGTTCCAGCTGCCATAACCTGGGGGCCACCGCCACCAAACAGACCCATCAGTCCACCAAGTATACCAGCACCTCCGGCTCCACCAGCTCCTCCAGTCATTTGCTGTCTGATCATCATTTCTGTTTGTACTCTAATCCATTCAGATAACATGTCAGCGGCCATCTGCATAAAGGATTGCTGAATACTGTCGAATATACCGGTCAGACCTTCTTCAAAAGTTATGGCCCTATTACCCAATTCCATAAACACATCAGACATACTGTGTTGTATTCTAGTTCCAGCTTGTCTCCAATGATTAGCAACATTCTCAGAAACTTTTTTCTGTTGAGCCTCAGCTTCTCTAAGTTGAGTAGCTGCAATTTCCAGTCGTTCTTCAGCTTCTCCACCATTACCAGGTCCAGCATCTATCTCTGCTAGACGAGCCATCAATCTTTCCTGGCTTCCGATTATATCAACGTTGGCTTCCTCTAGTATCTTCAATGAATTTTCTTTATACTCTTTCCAAGTTTTACCGGCAGTTTCGTTGAACCCAGCAAAGGTAGACTCAGTTGCTTCCTGCAACATTTGTTGTCTTGCCAAGTTTTGCATTATAAGATTGTCAGCTCCAGCATAAAACTTCTTATATCCAATGAGCAATCCTTCGCTTTGTTTCTGAAAGAAGTTTCTTTCCTCAGGAGGTCTACCATATAGTTGTTCGAACATATCCTCAGCTTTAGCGAATCCCCCTCTTCCCGGACCGGCCATTCCTTTCTTTACAGCTTGAGCAATTCCACGGCCAGTTCTAAAAGCTACATCTATAGCGAGCTTTCCTCCAAGCTCAATAGTCTGAACAAACAAATCCCAAACTACTCCCCACCCAGCAGTGAAATCGTCTGTGGCGAATGCAATCAGATCACCAAGAATATCTTTTATAAAACCTATGTGAGCTACAACTTTACTACTCATTATACCAATCTTTTCCTGATTATCCACGGCCCACTGATTGATCTCTCTAGCGGTTTCTTTAATAGAAGAAAGGAAGGGTTTTCCAATTGCTTCAGCTACGTCACCAATCGCATTCCACATTTGTTTCAACGCACCACTTGCGGTATCAACATCTTTGGCCATCCCTCCGAACTGTCCTTCGAGTTCCGTTAAGATAAGATCTTGAGCTTTAGCTAATTGATTAGTGGCTATAAACTGTTTGACCATTTCCTTTTGTTGGTCAGTAAACTTAACACCTACACGACCTAGTGCGGTCATACCGACCATAGGATCATTGAGAGCTTTACCCAGTTGGATTGAAGAAGCACTGAGGTCTACAGTCCTACCAGTAACTGCTGCCATACCCGTTGCCATGTCAAGCGTAGCTTCAGTTGCTCTCTGGAATATATCGCCCTTTATACTTTTGAAAGTAAGGAGCATAGTCTGTAATGCAATAATCGACTCATCGCCAAACCTTGTTACCTTCTGTAAAGCAGCAGCTTGTTCTAGTAATTCTCGTTTGGTGAGTCCAGCAGCATGTTGAGTTGCTTTAAGCGTAATAGCTAATCGATTCTCAGCATCTTCTTGTTTCATAGCAGCACGAGTTACTAAGGCGAAAGCTCCTACTAATGCAAGTGCTCCAACCTTAGCAATTCGCACCATCTTATCGAAAGCGCCTTTGAACGAAGCGGACATCCTCTTAAAAGTTTTTTCAATCTTATCTACTGTCCTAGTAACTAGACCCCTAGCTTTATCTAGCTGGGCTTTGACTTTGGAAGGATCTAATTGTAGTTTAATATCCGCTGTGAAGAAATTCATTCGTTACGCTCTCTTTCTATTTGAAAACAATTTAGCACTTGATTGAATATATCTTTGCGATCTTCCTTTGGAATATCATTTAAATCAAAGACTACATTGATCGCATTATAATCAAGTCCCATCACAGAACCCGATGGAGCTATTCGCATCTGATTACGCACCAGAAAATAAACCTCGACTACCTGTACATTCTGTTCATCAAGTTCTACAAAACAATTCTCGCAAGGTGGAAAACTTGATTTGCCACGAT